GCCCTGCCCCCCCAAAATAGCCGAGTATCGGTCCCGAAGAAGATTTGTGTATTGATCCTCACCCCCCATATCGCCAAGCAAGGCCTTGATCGACTCACTGCGCAGACGGGAAACCTCTGGCGTAAGCTCATTCTCAAGGGCAATAGAAGCCCTTGCATTCTCCCCAGCTAGCTTCGTTGCATCAGTGTTCAGTTGATTAACGTCAACACTTTGCGGTGTAACCTTACCCGCTTTTGCCGCTTTGCTCGCGCCAATTCCGCCGATGACTGCACTACCGACAATTGCTGTTGCTACTGCGCTCATGTTATATCGAATGTATTTGGGCTAATGGTTCTCGGTAATCAATAACAATCTCCTCACCAACGTTACCGCCGCGTTGACCTTCAATTGCCCGCAGCGTGTGAAGGTAAACATTGCCGTCATCAGCAAACACCATACGGGCATTGGGGTTATTGCTATGATTTGTGAATCGTCCAAGTGGGGTGCGCTTATTGTGAATCTTCGCAGCCCCCACCTGTTCCCCTTCCGCATAGTCAGCCGTTGCGAATACCCCTTTGCCGTGGATAAGAGACGGACCAAGCTGATACTTGTAGGTGCCAGCGGGCATATCAATCATGTCCTCTTCATTAAGCACCACTACATCAACATCATATTGCTTGAACCCCTTCTCATCCAAAAGAAATTGATAGTCACCCCTAGCATCCATCGCAGCCAGCAACTTCTGCTCATCCACCGGCCTTCGGTTAAACGACTCGGACTTGGTTAGAAGTGTAGCCTCTAGTTTTTCAACATCACGCTCCTCTGTTTTGTAGAGGTTATACCAAACCACATCCTCGTGAATATAGCCAACCTTGCGCCCCGCCTCGGCAGTGAAAACCATTGGCGCAACCAACTCTTTTGTTGTCCTATCACTCAGCATAACCGTAACCCTGCCTTTGGCGAATATGTTAGTATGTGGAAAGTTCTGATGATGGCCAACTACAAACGCGCCAGCGGGTAGTCTTACCTCACGGAGATATACTCCGGGCTCAGGAAAGTGATGGAACACCTCACACTTCACCTGTGGCATTTCAAGCATAGCCCTCTCTACATCCGTGATCCAGTCAGGCGTAACCTCGCCAATAGAACTAAGTGAAGTCTTGGTGAGCATTACGTCTTGATGATGTAATTTACGCCGAGCACTGGCTGGATATTATTGTGAGCTAATCCACCGCCCGCTGTCCCAGTTTGATAACCAACATAGCTCGTAGGATTTAAACCCATTGAGTTTTGCGGAGGCGTTCCGTTTGAACCACCGGAAGAAATGCCGTTGCCCCCATATTGGACAATCTCATGGGTATGCGCAGGGATTTGAGTTATTCCCAATGTATTAGTTTCCGCTCCCGCTTTTTGTCCGCGTGTCCATGCCGTGGCATCGGACGCATCGCCAGTTCCAACACCAATAATAACCCTTCCTCGCAGATCAGGAACATTGAACGTTGTGAGTAAGTCGCCAGCACCATACGTTGTTCCAGTTACAGCAAACAAATTAGCATACGTCGTTCTACTTACTGCTTGGTTGTTGCAAATTAAATAGCCGGTAGGGGCACTCGCCCCAGCATATGGGAATATAAACCCAGCCGGGATAGAACCGGCAACCAAGGCGTCAACCGCAACCTTAGAGTAGAAAATATCAGAGTAAACATCCACCCATGCCCCACTGTAATACTTGAACACCCCCTGCCCCTTACCAGCCCCGTCCAGCTTAATCCACACATCATACTTGGTTTGATCGGGAGCCGTTGCAGAAAGAACATACTTGAGTGATTCCTGTTCGAGAACGAGAGGTCCGTAAGCCCCAAGTCCATCTTTCCACACCCGCCAAGTAATCCCATTAAGAAGGAAGGGACCAGCATTATACACCGGCTCAATTGCTCCCGATACAAACAGCGCAAACTCCTGTTGGCTCTCAATCTGCAAGGCGGTAGCAAGCGCATCCAAGAATTGCTGAGGCGTATATTTAGCGTTAGGAGGAAGTGATCCCGAACGGATGGTTAGCGGTAGAACATTTGGCATAGTATTATCGGTTAAACGGTGGACGGGTGGATTACAAGTATGATGTTATTCGCTATCGTCATTAGCCACCAGCCAAGATGCTTTCTGAATAGCAGCAAGCGTTGCCAGTCTGTCAGCCGCAGCTTCGCTTAGAATAGTCGTAACAGTTGCTTCTGCACAATACTCCACATCATCCCCCTCCTTTTCAACGCACTCAACCTTCGTTGCGCTAACAGGAATAAATGGACCATTCTGCACAAACAACTCTTTGGCCCCACAACCATCAAAGGAAAGTGTTCGAGGTTCTTCCTCATCCTCCTCACAAGCCCCACCATAATTCTCCGCATCCGGTCTAGCAAATAAACGAAGGCCATTAACCCCAAGCGCACCATGCCACACAATCAAAAGCGAGAACGCCCTATCAATGTTGTTGGGGATGAACGATTCAACTCCGCACGCATTGCACCCATTCGATGAATCCAGTTCTCCCGTCTTAATCGTTCGATACTGCGGGCGATTCCCAAAAAAGTTCCTATCCCCTCCACCATCTCCATACTCTATACCGTAAATCACCTGTCCCTCGGATGCGATAATTCGCTTTTCCATGATCTTCTGAAACCCTCCCTTTTGCCCAGCGACAAACACGCCAAACTCAACGGGTCCATAAATCTCGCAGGCGTAAATCTCTGCATACTCGAATCGCTTCCTGTCTCCATTGCCAAACGAGTATTCCTTAGTTTGCAGAAAGCATTCGATAGCCGTGCCGTTGTCCGTGGGCTCTTGGATGAACGCCTCCCAAATCCGATTCTTTCCATCGTAATCTTTCGATGCAAAGAACGTCCTTTCCTCAGAGAATACTTGTCCATGCGCCCAGCAAACAGGACGCCAACCAGTCCAATACGAAGCCCACGAATTAGCATCTGCCCCTTCATTGCCAAACGGGTCTTGATCCAAAGCCCAAGTGTGGGAGTTATAGGCATCCCCATAGGGAACACTCATCAGCATGTAGTTCTCATGGCTAACCCCAGCAATACGGCTAAGGTCTGACCCCATCGCATACTTACTAGCCATCATTTCGTTATCCTGAATCGACAGCTTAGACGAAAGATTTGCGCGGATTGCAGAGTTAAGCGACATCAACCCCTTCGGGCTATACCACCAGATCAAACCGTATTGAGTCGTGATAGAGCGCGGCGCGACACATCCAATGTTCGGCAGCACCGTCTTTTGAAAGTCCACCGTCGATAGCCACTGGTAACGATTCTGAATGGACGAGCGAATGAAAACCCCCTCGTTCTCTGTGAACACAATGATGCCATCTTGATCGGTTGTTTCAACCATGCCCGTGCAAGCAGACGAAAGATAGAACGCCCGCGCCTCATTGATATACTGAGTCTCCGTAAACTTTAGTGGATTACCAATATCGGAAGCGAACACTTGATTGTCTCGGCTAACCCACAGTCGGTTGTTGCTCCACACACTCCATAGACCAACAGGCGTTTCATCCATCCCCTCGGGGGTAATCTCTTCACCTGATTGCGTAGGGTTAAGATGACGCGAAGTTGAACCGTCCCACATCGCAGCACGAGTAAGCCCATCCTGCATAATCAGCACAGCCTTTGGTTGATCCAAGAAAGTGACTTCCCCTAGTTCATTGAAGGAAGTCGATTGAAGGCAGGTCGTAAAACTAACGAACCGGCTGAATGGTGCGAACTGTAGATTGGCAAGCTGGGTATAGGTCTTGAACGGAGGCGCACTCACATAAATCTTACCGTCCACAGCAGCGACCTGATAAGGATACCCGCTGGCAGGACTAAACAAAGTCATCCCCTGCAAATTCCCATTAGGAAGACGCAACAAAGAACGTGAGCCGGGACGTGTCTTTGCCACCCCACCACGACAGGTAATGTTCATCCCTGCAACATAGGCCGTAGCCTCAAGCTGCAATGGTTGAGAATAGCTATCCATCCCCGTTACAAACGAAGATGACCCGTCTGTTAATTGGCCGGAGTCTGGCATAGGCTATACTCTAATAAAACAAACGGTTCATATCACAATCCCAATCATCCGTGCGGATAACTTGCGGAGCGGATAGTGACGTAGCGGGTTTACGAGAATCAGCTTCCTCACTCAACAGACGACCAGCTTCCGTTTCAGCAGCACGCGCCTGTTCAAAATTATTAGCCTCACGAAACTTCACGGCTTTAACCGCCAGCAAAAGAGCCTCACGGTTATCCAAGTTAATCCAGTCAAGTTGGCTAAGGATTTCCGTAGTCTTCTTCTTGTATGCTAGGCGAACGTGACGGGTTCCAGAAGGAGCGTTTACACGCAGACGACGATAAGAAGGATCAACCTCACGCGGCTGATAGTAGCCAAGGCGGTAAAGTTCCTCGGTGGTTAAAAGCGGATTCACCGCAACCAACTCAACATAGCCATTGGTCTCTGCTTTCTCCACACGGTCAACACGCGCAATAGCGGGAGCCGTGGAGTTCACAGCGGGAAAACCAAACACGAGCGGAACAAGAAACCCGTCCACCGTTACCCCCGATTCCGTAGAAAAGATACGGTCTCCATTGGAGTCCCAGCCAAAGACACGAACCATCTTGTTGTTATCCGATGCTTTTTCTGGCTTGGCTATCAGTTTAACCGGAGCCTCAAGATCACGAATGATGGGAACATTCTGCGAAAGAATATCGGAGTAACCGCAGTCTGTCTTTAGCTCAGAGCCTACGCCGTTCAGGTGATACTGAAACCACTGGTCACGCAGCAGGGTAGGACGGCAACCAGCATTCACGGCTAGAACCGTCTCCACCTCGTAAGGAAGGGTAACAGTCCCCTCGCTCAACGTAATGTCTATAAACGCAACCGTTGGGTCGAATACCCCCTTGTTTGAAAGCAGGCGCACAGCATCAGACAGGCGACGGAATACAGTAGCCTCATCGCACTTGCCGAGGGCCGATATTACATCGGAGTATATCGCAGAAACGCGCATAGGGATTAATCGTCCTCGCCATCATCCTCCGCCCCACGACTGATCTTCTCAAAGGTAGCGTCAAGGTCTTCCATTGAGTCGTCTTCCTTTTTCTTTTCAGAAGACTCAATAGCTCCATCGCTACCGATTTCATGGACTTCAAGCTCAAGCGTCTTCTCCCCTACCGTTGGTTCACGGTAGCCGAGAATGCGGAACTTGATCGTGGCTACACCAAAACCATCTTCATCCACTTCCATCTTAGGAATGGCTTTGCCGCGAATATAGAGGCAAGGATACTCCTTACGCTTCTTCTTGTCGGACGTGATTTCAGGAGCGCAGCAACCACCAGACTCCCACTCATACGAAACATCGTGCATTTTCATCGTGAATTTATTTAGATTGATCTATTGGTTAAACGGCAAGACCTATCTTTTCCATTTGGAAATTGGGCACTGGCTTGCGGTCAGCTT